TACGGAACGCGGTTATAAACGCCCTTAAGTTGCAGTTCTTAGAGCAGCCGCTACAGAACGCTATTAAGCGTTTGCAGCGCGACATGGGATTTGACGCGGAAGGAAACGGAAGCTTTGACGGTTTAACGGAAGCGGAACAGAAACGCTTTAGGGATAGCGTAGCCAAAGCCGGGGCGAACTTCGCCGAAGCCTTCAAGGTTTACGAAGACCTGTTTAACGAGCTTAACGAGAAAGACCCAAGCACCCTAAGCGGAGCTATCAAGGGAGCGAGCCAAGAAAGTATAGATTTGCTTGCAGGACAGGCTAACGCGGTACGCATGAACCAAGTAACATCGTTAGACCTTCTACGCCAGCAGCTAACAAGGCTTTCCAACATTGACGCGAACGTAGGCGTTATAGCTTCGCGTCTGCTTGCAATTCTTAACAGGCTTACAGCCCCGGCAGACGACGGGCTAAGAGGACAGGGAATAACAGATTAACGATAACAGCGTATGGAACTAAAGGAACTAAGAAAGGCTTTAGCCGCAGAAGCAAAGGCGGCTGGCATTTGTTCGGAGTGGTACAATTACATTCTGAGCGCACAGAGTAAGGAAAGGCTTGTAGCCCTGTACTTCAAAGGCTTTGACTTTGTGGAAGCAAACGACTTCCCAAGCGAGCCGTTACGAAGAGAGTTTGACGATATAAGACGGCATTACAACGTATATGAAAACGAGCCGTTCAGCGTCACGAACACGAAGCGACTTGTAGCCTACACGGGGGCAACAGGTAAAGCGGCGTTCAATTCCTACGCAGTAGGTCAGATTTGGGCGCGTAAGGGTTCAGACGTACACGTAGAAGCCAGCGAACACAGCTATGTAAATGTTTACGTAGTGGAAGGCGCGACGGCACACATCAAGGCTACAGGAAAAAGCCGCGTTACGGTATTCCTTCACGGCGGAAAAGTAACGCAGGAAGCGACAGAAGACGCAGTAATAACAATTAAAGAAAAGTAATATGGCATCAGAACAGAATTTAATACTTAACCTTCCCTTCGACGAAGCGGCAGGTTCTACGGTTGCTTACGACTATTCGCAACACCGATACGATGCAGCCGTACACGATAGCAGCTTTATAGGCGGTAAGCAGGGCAACTGCATACACTTCGACGGCGAAGGAAGCGCGGATATTACGCAGAACATTCTGAACCTTTCGGGAAACTTTACCATATTGGCATGGTTGAAGCCTAACACCTACCCGGACGGGCATACAGGCAGACGTATAGGAATGTTTTGTAATACGGCACTTCTTGAAGGTTCGCGCGATTTGTGGATAGACGTAGAACCCGAAAGCTGGGGCTTCTTTGTCATCCGTAAGGCAGGTAGCAACGTTTCCCTGTACTTAGACACCCAGCCTATAGGTACGGTAACACTTCCCACTACACTAACGGGAATAAGCCTCTTGCAGGACGTTTACGGAACGGAATACGCCTACGCGGATTTGGACGAAGTGAAGATTTACGACGTAGCCCTGTCCGACGAGGAAATAGAAGCGGAGCTTAACAGCATTTCGCAGCTTGAATACTACTTAGAGGGCGTAAACCTTAAGGAGTACGGCATCCGGGTAGAAAGCAGTACGGGCGTTTTGGATTTGCCGAAGCTTAAAACCCCGGCTTCTAACGATTGGGCGGACTATCACGGCAAAGTAATAGACCTGACGGCGAAGCGTTACGAAGAGCGCGAAATTACGCTTAATTGTTGGATGAAGGCGACAGGAAAGATGGACTTCACGGAAAGGCTTAACAGGCTTTACGAAGTGTTCAGAAAGGACGGAACGCAGCGGCTTATGATTGCAATACACCCGACGAAGCCGCTTGTTTACGAAGTCTATTGCGAAGACGGCGTAGCACCTTCCAAGCGTTGGCACGACGACAAGATGATAGGCACGTTTGCGCTTAAGCTTAAAGAACCCGACCCAGTGAAGCGCGTAGTACGACACCAGCGGCTCGGCGTTTCTTCTTCGCAGCTTACTATAGCGTTCAAGAGCGACAAGATGGTAAATATCTATTGGGGCGACGGAAGCGTAGATTACGACGTTTACGGCGACCATACAGGCGCGAACGCTATTACGCACACCTACCAAGACAACGGCATCTATTACGCCGTTTTGGGCGGAGTGATTGAGGAAATGGAAGACTTCACCACCAGCGGAATTTTAGTATGGAACAAATTGTAATAACACACCCAAACGGGGAAAGCTTGCACCTGTTCAGCAAGCAACGCCCCAGCGCGATAAGCAAGGCTACTCAAAAAGTAGCTTTGCTTTCCGACGATTTGGTTAGCCTAACCGTAGTATCAGCAGAACCGCTAAACTTCGACTTTGGCGACGTTATTACGATATTCGGGAAACCCTACAAGCTTAACCAGCTGCCCGAACCGACCAAAGAAGGCGAACGAAAGTACACCTACGAAGTAACCTTAGAGGGAACGCAGTACGACTTAATAGACGTTATCTACAAGCTTCCCGAAGGCTGTTACGGCGAACAGCTTTACGGCGATTTGGAAGCACACCTTAACGCCCTTATTTGGAACTTGAACAGGATTTATCCGGGGAAGTGGATATTAGGCACATTCCCAGCGAACACACCGTTTAAGAACCTAAACGCTACGGGTAAGAACTGCCTACAGGTTCTACAGGAATACTGCGAGCAGTACGGCGTAGAATTTTGTATAGTCATTAACACGGCGGCAGGAACGTACACGCTTAACATCGTGGAGAAGGTAGGCGTTACCCAGCCGTTTACTTTGCAGTACGGGCGCGGTAAGGGCTTGTATAAGCTACAGCGTAAGAACATCAATAACGCAGGTATTACGACGCGCCTATACGCTTACGGCGGTTCTACCAACTTAGGCAGCAACTACGGGCATAACAAGCTATGCCTACCCGGAACGACGCGCCTAACGTCTTATATTGAGAGCGTGACAGGACGGGCAAGGTACGGCATCAAGGAAAACGAAAAGACATTCGACGACATCAAGCCCGAACGTTTGGGAGAGGTTACAAGTCTGGGCGAAAACGTCTTAACCTTTGCCGATAGTTCGATGTTCGATTTGAACGAGCGCGAACAGGACGGCACAACGACGAAGTACCTTATAGAAGGCGCGACGGCAAAAGTTACCTTCCAAACGGGCAATTTGGCTGGCTATTCCTTCGACGTGAGGAAGTACGACCACACTACGCACATGTTCGTAATTAACAAGTTCACGGACGAAAACGGTACGGTATTCCCTTCCGAGACTTCCGCAGCGTTTCAGATTGCAGTAGGCGACAAGTATATTATAGAGGATATCAACCTGCCGCAGCAGTACATCACGGACGCGGAAGCGCGTCTATTGGAACAGGCTACAAAGGAGCTTGAAAAGGTAGAACAGCCACAGGTAAGCTACGCTTTGGAACTTGACGCGCAATTTTTCGCCAAGACTTTCGGGCAGGAAGTATCTGCAGAGGTTCTACACGTAGGCGACTTTATTAGGATTGTGGACGAAGGCGTAGGCGTGGATAAGGAAGTACGTATAACGAGGATCGAGCGCAACCTGCTTAAGGAACATTCCTACAGCATTACGTTAGCGGACACCGTACAGAAGAGCAACGCGGTAAGGGTAATTAACGAAATTAAGGACATTAACGACGTTATCAACCTTAACGGATTGGCAGACCCAGCCGTAGCACGTAGAAGATGGCAGACGGCGCAGGAGCTTCTAAGTATGGTATTCGACCCCGACGGCGACTATTTCAGCGAGAAGATAAAGCCGTTAAGTATTGAGACCGCCATGCTTGCAGTAGGCGCAAAAAGCCAGCAGTTCGTACTAAAGAACGTAACCTTTGAACCGAACTACAACAGCTCTTATATTTATTTGTGCATTTCAGCAGGAACGCTGGAGCATTACGCAATAAGTGAAGAAGGTGTAGTAGCGTGGAATATAGCCGGGGAGCTTTTGACGCTTGACACCTCATCGGCTTACTATATTTACGCCCGTTGCAGCAAGGCTAACAATACGGGAACGTGGTTTATTACGAAGACGCAGTACAAGGTAGAAGACGTAGCAGGTTACTATATGTTCTTAATAGGTACGGTAAGCAGTCCGCAGACGATACCCGGAACGTTAGAAGCAGTCCGCAGCGTTTCACTTACCTACGGCTTTAGCACCATAAACGGAAGGCACATTAAAACGGGCAGGATTGAAAGTACCGCTG